GGGAAACATCAAGATAGTGAACAAGACCGGCGGCAAGACCGCCGAAGTATATATGTACGGCATCATCGGCGCGGGTCTCGACATCGACGCGAACGTCGTGGTGGCCGAGATCGAGCAGCTGCGCAAGCAGGGATGCCGCAACTTCCGCTTCTATGTCAACAGCGAGGGCGGCGAGGTGGTGCAGGGCTGCGCCCTCTTCAACTACCTCGACCGCACCGATATCGACGTGGAGTGGGTGATCGACGGGCTGGCCGCCTCGATGATGGCCATGCTCATCACCAACCCCCGCCACAAGGTGACGGCGGCCCGATACGCCAAGCTGATGTACCACCGGGTGCAAGGCTCGGTATATGGCAACAGCGCCGAGGTGCGCTCGATGGCGGAGATGATCGACAAGTTCGAGCAGTCGCTCATAGAAATGATGGCCAAGCGCATGAACGAGCCGGTTGACCAGGTGCGACAAGAGTTCTTCAGCGACGGCCTCGACCACTGGATGACCGCCGAGGAGGCCCGCAAGCGAGGACTGGTTGACAGCGTCATCGAAGGGAGAAACATCGCCGAACCGGCCACCGACATCAAGTCGGCCAAGGCCGTGTTCGACTTCTATAACAAACAACTATTAAACATCATCAAACCAAGCAACATGGACAGAGCAAAAATCGCAAGCCTGCTCAACAAGCAGGAAAAGGACATCGAGACCGACGAGGCCCTGGTGGCCGCCGTGGAAGCCCAGGCCAACGAGAACGCCAGCCTCCGCAACGAGCTGAACGCCGAGAAGCAGAAGACGGCCTCGCTGGAAGGCCAGGTGAAGGCCATGAACGCCGCCAAGGTGAAGCAACTGGTTGACAACGCCATCGCCGCCAAGAAGATCGGCGAGGACGAGCGAGAGACCTACACCCAGCTGGCCACCAACGACTTCGCCATGGCAGAGAAGATCCTGGGCAAGATGCAGGGCGTGAACCCCGTGGTCGACCAACTGCAAAAACCCGCCGTCAACGAGGCCGAGAAGGGCTGGACCTTCGACGACTACCACAAGCACGGCAAGCTGGAGAACCTGAAAAAGGACAACCCGCAACGCTACTCGGAACTCTTCGAGGCCAAATTCGGACACAAGCCTAACCTTTAAAAAACAACGACAATGAACCCAATCAACACCGAGAACAACGCGAGCTACAACTTTGTGGCTCCGAGCATCGACGACGATGCCGACAAGAAAGTGGAAGTGGTGTTCCCGACCGCCGAGGCCGTGGAGCCTGAGATCAGCTCCAACAAGGCCGAGGTGCCGGTGCGCCGTGAGAAGACCATCGTGAAACTGGGCAGCCGCAGCGCCGCAACGACACTGACGCTGGTCCCCGAACCCGCCAACCTCAACGTGGGCGCCGTGGTGGCCGTCAACTGGACGAGCGACTCCACCGCCCGCGACATCACCGTGAAGGTGGGCGGCGACACCGTGGCCACCCTCGCCGGAACCGCATCCACCACCGTCACCAAGCAGCTGCTGTGGGACGGCGAAGGCTTCATCGCCATCTAACCAACGAAACAACCAACCAACACACAAACAACATGAGAAACAGAATCAAATTCATCACCTCCTTCCTGATCGCCCTTCTCTTCGCGGTCGGGATCGGCTCCGCCTTCGGAGCCACCGCTGGCGTGGGCACTTTCGTCGCCTCCGCGCTGATAAAGATGCCGGCGGGATCGCTCGGCATGGCCGTCACCCCCGAGATCTGGACGGACTTCATTGTCGGGAACCTCTTCAAGAACAACGAGTTCCTTCTGGAGTCCATCGACGAGTCGCAATATGTACTCATGGGAAAGGTGGTCCATGTGCCGCAAGCCGGCTCGCCTTCAGGCGTGAAACGTAACCGCACCCAGCTCCCTGCTACCATTACAAGACGAACCGACGTGGACGTCACCTACGCACTGGACGAGTTCACCACCGACCCGCGTTTCATCCCCGATGCCGACAAGGTGGAACTCAGCTACGACAAGATGGCCAGCTGCATGTCGGAGGACATGAGCTACCTGCGCCAGGTGCTTGCCGACGCCATGCTGTATAACTGGAGGCCCAAATATTTCATCAAGGCCACAAAAGAGAAAAACGCCAACTACCTTATCCATGGTACGGGCGTGCGCACGGGCGTGTGTGTCGATGACTTCGTGAAGGCCAAGGCGATCTTCAACAAATGGGGCATCCCCAAGGAGGACCGCTTCGTTCTGCTCCCCACCGAGATGTACAACCAGATCTGCGACGACGTGCGCAACAACACCAACGACAACTTGATGACCGCCGTCTATGATCCCAAGAGCGGACGCCTTGAGAAGCTGGAGGGCTTCGTCATCATCGAGCGCCAGACTGCGCTGATGGCATCCAACAGCACCTTGAGTGCAGTGAGCGGACAGCAATACTTCAAGTTCACCTCCGACACCGACCTCACCTACACCCCCGAGGACTACGAGGCCATCGAGCTGGGTGAGAAGAACGCCGACAACACGGCCTGCGCCGTGGGTCTCTTCTGGCAGAAGAACTTCGTGCGCCGCGCCATGGGCGAGACCAAGATGTTCGAGAACACCGGTGACCCCACCTACTACGGCGACATCTACAGCTTCCTCAACCGCATGGGAGGCCGCAAGAGCCGCGGCGACGCCAAGGGCGTGCTCGGCCTGATGCAGGTGTACTCCGCATCCTGACAGAACCATTTCTAATTCTTTCATAAACGATTTTCAGCAACCATGACAAAAACCCGTATAGCACGACTTGTGATCCACTGCACCGCCACGCCCGAGGACCGTGAGGTGACAGCCGACGACATCCGGCGTATGCACTGCAGCCCTCCTCCGAAAGGAAGAGGCTGGAGACAGGTCGGCTATACGGACATGGTACACCTCGACGGCACCGTGGAACGCCTGGTGCCAAACAACGAGGACGCCTACGTGGACGGCTGGGAGGTCACCAATGGGGCAAAAGGCTACAACACCACAAGCCGGCACATTGTGTATGTCGGCGGCTTGAAGTCCGACGGCAAGACCCCAGCCGACACGCGCACCGCGGCACAGAAGGAAGCGCTGAAGGCGTATGTCGAAGGCTTCCGCAAACGCTTCCCCTGGGCCGATGTGTGCGGACACCGCGACCTCTCGCCAGACCTTAACGGCGACGGGAAGATCACACGCAACGAGTGGACCAAGGCCTGCCCGTGCTTCGACGTGAGAAAGGAGTATGGGATATGATGAGCGAGTGGCTGCAGATAGTGAGCCTGGTGCTCAACCTGGTGCTCGGCGGCACGCTGATCGTGACCATTGCCACGCTCAAGGCAACCGTGAAGAAAGCCGAGGCGGAGGCCGAGAAGGCCAAGGCCGAGGTGGAGCGTATGAAGAACGACAACGAACGGAGCGCGATGACCACCTTCAACGAGTTCATCGTGAACCCCTTGAAAACCGAAATCAAACGACTAACACGCAACATCAATGGACTGCAGAAAGCTATCAGGCAGGCTAACAGCTGCCCTCATTCTGACGATTGCCCTGTGCTCGACGAGCTGCAGAAGCAGTCGGACGATGACGACGACGGCGACCGAAAGAAGCGAGTCCCGCACCGAGAGGGAGAATAAGGCCACCCATACCACCGACTCAGTGTATGTACACGATTCGGTGTATATCCGCGAAGCCGGCGACACGGTGTTCCTGACCCAATGGCGCGTCTGCTGGAGGGAACGCACGGTACACGACACGGTGACAGAACGGACAACGGACACTGTTAGATTAACGGAAACAGTGGAAGTGGTAAAAACAGTGGAGGTGCCGGAAAAAAGCAATAACGCCGGATGGGTTGTGGCACTGACGCTCCTGGTTCTCATAACGATTTACATACTGATAAAAACCTTTTTAAACAGACATTAAAATGTTACCATACGTAAGAATCAACTTCGCCAACGGTGCCATCGGAGGCTCCGCCGCCATGGATGACGGATGCACCGGCCTCATCTGCAACGCCGAGGCTGTGACTGACGGCTTCCAACTCGGCACCAACTACCTCATCACCTCGCTGAAGGAGCTTGAGGCATTGGGCATCACCGCTGAATCGACAGGCGCCAACGCCAATGTTTATAAGTGCGTGAAGGAGTTCTATGACGAAGCCCCGAAAGGCACCAAGCTCTACATCCGTGGAGCGGCCGTCGGAACTTCCGCAGACCCGGTCGGCATCGACTACCTTGTTGACAAGGACGAAGCGCACGCATGGCCCCTGCTGGAATACGCCAAAGGCGAGATACGCACCCTCATTGTGAAGGGCACCGACCCGGCGGGCTACACCATCCACACTGACAACGGCAAGACTGGCACCGACAAAGTGGAATACGGCATGGACGTCGTGGTGATTGATGCCATCAACAACGCCCAATTATTGGCTGTGTCAGCCACCGAAACGCTGAAAGCCCCCCTGCTGGTGCTGTTAGAGGCTCGACACTACACAGGCACACCTGGCGACCTCCCAAACCTCACCGGGGAAGCCAAAAACCGTGTGGCCGTGGTACTCGGCGACACCAAGCGCGACAGCGTGACCGAAAGCGGCCTCACCACCGTGGTCAGCTCCGAAGGTGCCGCCGTGGGACTGGTGGCGGGCAGACTGGCACGCATCCCCGTGCAACGCAGCATCGCCCGCGTGAAGGACGGCTCGATACCGGCCACACGGCTCTACATCGGCACCGTGGTCGCCGAGAGTGGGAACCCCGAAACCATCCACGACAAGGGCTTCATCTGCCCCAGAACCTTCGTGGGCAAGGGCGGCTATTACTGGAGCGACGACTGTCTTGCCGCACCGGCAAGCGACGACTATTGCCTCATCCCGCGCCGCCGCACCATCGACAAGGCCTACCGCATCGCCTACCTCGCCATGCTGGAGCAGGTGAGCGACGAAATCGCCCTCACCGCCGAAGGCAAGATTGCCCCGTCAGTGTGCAAGAACATGGAGACCGTGATGGAGAGCGCCATCATCAACCAGATGACCAGCGTCGGCAACCTCGGCAACGACCCGCAGGACCCCAACGACACCGGCGTGAAAGCCTACATCGATCCCGACCAGAACATCGTGGCGACATCAAGGCTCAACGCCTCGCTGCGCGTCCGCCCCTACGGCTACGCCAAGTACATCGAGGTTGACCTTGGTTTCCAAACCCTTAACCAGTAAAAGAAAGGAGACAATATGTTTGACACCAGAGAATACGAGTGGAACGACGTCACCATCCTCATCGGCACCCGCATCATCGGCGGCGCCATCGGCGTGAAGTACTCCGAGAAGCAGGACAAGGAGCTAATCTACGGCAAGGGCAACCTGCCCTACGCCATCCAGAAGGGCAACATCAGCTACGAGGGCGAGCTTACCGTCCACATGAGCGAGCTGATCGCCCTGAAGGGCGAGAGCAAGAGCGGCTCCATCCTCGACCTTCAGGTTGACATGACCGTGTGCTACGGCAACCCCTCGCAGGGCGACGTGATGCACACCGACAAGCTGATGGGCGTGCAGTTCACCGAGTCCCCGCAGGAGATCAAGCAGGGCGACAACCACAGCGAGCACACGCTGCCGTTCATCTTCCTGCGCAAGCTGCCGGGATAATCCCCCTAACCCCGTCCACCGACGATTTATCCATGTCGGACGGGCGGGGTCTTTTTCAAAAAACCTCAAAACAGAAAACGACATGGAAAACGAAAAGAAACAATTGGTGGGACAGGCCACACCTGAGCAAATCGAGGCCTGGAAACGCCAGCACGGCGACGTGTTCTCGGCCACCGTGGCCGATGGCGTGTGTTATCTGAAAAAACCCTCCCGCAAGGCGTTAGGCTACGCCTCATTCGCCTCGAAGAGCGACCCGATCAAGTTCAACGAAGTCATCCTCAACGACTGCTGGCTGGGCGGCGACGAGACCATCCGCACCGACGACTCGAAGTTCCTCGGGCTGAGCGGGGTGCTGTCGGGCATCATAGAGGTGAAGGAGGCCGAGCTAAAAAAGCTCTGACCGCCGCCGAGATGGCCGACGGCGACGGCATCCGCAAGGCTGACGCACAGCTGCGCTACTACCTGCGCATAGAGCGCCCCGAAGACCTCACCGATGAGGAATGGGCCATGCGGATCAAGGAGCTGGAATGGATTAGGAGGGAGGAGGCTAAGGCCAACAAGTCAAGGCTATGAACGACGCTCCTTCTTGACCTTCACCCGTGACGGGTCATTTGTGATCACGGTGACGTTACCGTCAGTGTCACAGTTGATGACAATCCGGGTATCGGTTGAGGAATCATCGACGCGCGGCTTGGATTCGCGCCACTTCAACTTGACGCACAACAACGCCATCGCAAAACAGAAGGCGGCAAACACAAGCAATATGATGACAGTTTCCATGATTAGGATGGTTTTTAGGCTGCAAAGATAGAAAAAAAATGAACAGCAACAACATAGTCCAAATTTTGCTCAACATTGGCGGCAACGCCGAGCAGAAGATCAACGCCATAGAGAGCTCTACAAAACAGGCGACATTGGTGATGCAGAACTTCTCGCAGAGCATACAGCACATCCGCGACGCGGGTCTGGCCTTCGACGCCATCAACGGAGCCGCTGACCGCGCTGCGCAGAAGCTGGGCAGCATATTCACCACCGGCATGGAAAACGAGCTTCAGAAACAGAATCTCACCACCCTGCTCGGAGGCGACATCGATGCGGATGACACCATCTTCGGCAAAATCTCGGAATACGGAAAGAACACCGTTTATGACAAGGCAGGGCTCATCGAGGCGCAGAAGACCATGATGTCGTTCGGCATCTCTGCCGAGGACGCTTTCACCCATCTCCAACAGATCGGCGACATCGCCATGGGCGACAAGCAGAAGATGCAGAGTTTGGCGCTTGCGTTCTCACAGGCATCAAGTGCGGGCAAGCTGGGCGGTCAGGACCTCATGCAGATGATCAACGCGGGCTTCAATCCCTTGCAGGTCATCAGCGAGAAGACCGGCAAGAGCATGGCCACCCTGAAAGACGAAATGGCCAAAGGGTTGATCACCACCGAGGACATGGCGCAAGCCTTCCAATGGGCCACCGAGGAGGGCGGCATGTTCTACCAAGGCGCGGAGAAGGCCGGACAGACCCTGCAAGGCCGCTTCAACCAGATGAAGGACAACCTCACAGAACTTGTGCTAAAGGTATATGACGTGCTGCAGCCCTACGCCGAAAAGGTGATAGGACTCGCAACCAGGATCATCACCCGCGCTAGTGAGATCATCGACCGTTGGAAAGGCTTCGTTCCTGTGGTGACCGGCATAGGCATCGCTTTGGCCGCTTTCATTGCGGTCACCAAACTGGCTTCAATCTCAATGAGCCTCTACACAGGCATCATGACCGTCTGCAAGGTGGCCACAATCGCATGGTCGGTGGCGCAGAAGATTCTCAACGCCGCCTTCTGGACCTGCCCCATCTTCTGGATCATCGCCGCCATTGTCGCCCTCACCGCCGCCATCATCATCGTGGCCAAAAGAACCGAGGGCTGGGGCGAGACCTGGGGCAATCTCATGGACTACATCAAGCTCACTTTCGAGCAGTGCGGCGC